AGGCTGGGACGAACCCGTACATAGATTAACTATGTCTTTAGCACCACGCGACTGTGATGCCCGTCTGACTTACAATTGACGGTGCGCGTTCTTTATGCGCAACAACAGCTCGCAGCTTTCTGAGACTGAGTCCAGTGACTTTACTCCTGACACGCTTCTTGAAGGACAAATCTTTCTCCCAATTGAGTATGGGTGGAGGATCGTCATCAAAAGGATGGTATTCAGGATCACCGGATTCCATTTGCCTCAATTTCTCCCAGAAATAAATATACTGGGCTAAAACAACCCTTTTCCGGGGTTGTAATGAAAGAAAGGCAAAACGGTAAGAAAGGTTGCAATCATAGTTTATCTCAGACCACGGCAAGAGAAAATCTTTACGTGGCTTATCAACCTTAACTCCAGAAAAGTCTGGAAAAGAAGGAGGAACCTGAAATATAACTGAATTACATCGCAGTAACTCAGAATACAAGAAGCGGATAGCTTGAGGTATCTCAAACTCATTCCACCGTCTTAATAAACCATTAACCATTTTGTAAAGCAGCATAGAATACTGCTTTCCATCAATTCTCTCTGAGACACCTTCTGGTTGGAAAGGTCTCACATCTATGCCACAGTAGTAGTCACCACCGCAGCTTTCGCGGAATTGTTCCTTGACAAAAGTTTTATCTTTATTAAGGATAAAACCAATATCACTGAATATACCAGTGACGAAATGATGCATCCTAAAAGGATATATCAAATCATCTCCGTATACAGAGATTTTGCCATGGATTCCGGAGAGTTCTTGTATGGATTTTAAAATTCCATAGAAGAGAAGAGTTTGGAGTTGGAAAGTATAACCAATCCCCATTTGCATGAAAGATTGGAGATATACTCTATTGTCCCCTACTTCGCAGTGTGAAATTCGTCCAAATTTTAGGACATTATACCACTTACGAGGCAGAAGGATATTTATTAACTCCGACGTGAAAGAGTCACTAGCTGATGATAAATCGGCAGTAACGCACTCTCGTGTTCTAGAATATCGCTGTGCAAGACTACGGTGTGTAGTTTGCAAGAAGCGAATATCAAGACCTTCACGTGTTAAACGATCCTGCAGCATCCGTCCGAGACCATAGGTATAGAAACTTCCTATCGTCGTATTAGGACAGATTGATCGATCCGTTTTAAAACTCTTCGGAACAGCAGTCAGGGTTAAGGTGTCACATTCCTCATAACGAGGCTGTCCTTTCGGTATGCTTCTCGTTATGATATCAGACAAAATTCTATCTGATATAAGGTATCTTTCGAACCAAAGAATGTGATCGCGTGAACCAGTTAAAGAGTGACCTGTGCGCCAGTCCAAATAGGAATGACGTTTTGGTACACCCACTGATGCACGTTTTCCAAATCTACATTTAGACATGTGCTCTTCTTCGTTATACGAACCAAGTATTGATTTAATGATTCGTCTAGCGCGCTGTAACACCAAAAACGTTCTACAGCCCATTGACGGGCTTTTGAGTCGTAGTTGGGTATTACAGAAAGATGAAAAACAGATTTCTCGTAATTCATCTGCAGTGAAGAGATCACTTGTAAATTTGTACCGTTTGAATAATGAATCGAGTTGATACCTGGCCTTAAAATAACTATAAGGACTAAGCATATAACTCCCACCATCATAGGTACGATATGTAGGTATTTCACAAAGATTTACCTCCTGTTCGACCATAAAAGATGGATCATCCATCATTGAACGGAAATCACGTACTAACCACCGCCACAAACCCTTCATTAAGGAATCTGTGTCATAAAGCTTTTCTGCTCTATGTTTCATAGTTTACCTCTATGAATAGTTATCCTGAAAGACTTAAGCCAAAGAACCGATACGCCAGAAAGCATCAAAATCAGAATCAGTCAAGATCTGAGCTGCTTGCTTTCGGAGTTCGTCGATTTCGGTGACGCTCATATCAGGATGGATTTCAAGTTCTAGACGAGCAAGCGGAAACTCTACTTTCCCAGAAGCTAATAGTTTAGGCTTCACAAGTGTAGCGGTTTTCCGATCCTTACTGTAATTCAAACGATCAGCAGAAATAACTGGTTGTTTGACAGTAACCGTCAAAGACGGCCGAACTTTGAAATCTGTGATGGATGCATCAATGAGATGTATACCTTTGTTCACAGGCACTGCATCAGTGGACCACGTAAGTGTAGTTCCACCGGTCGCTGTTACAGTTGCACCAACAGCTATGGTTGCATTTTGCAAACCCATAATTTTACCTCAGTTTTGGAGTTTTCTGCCAAAGCAGAGCAATTGAGTCGAAAGCGTGTTTAATACTCTCAAACTCCCAATCCGGCGTTGGAAACGCCGGAGTAGGCCAACCGACTAATCGTGTATAGCGAGAATTCGTTTGAATTAACTTGCTATTACAAGGGGCACTAGCTCGCATATCCGAGTATAACGATGCATTCACTGTTTGGAAAACAGACCGAATAGTCTGTTTAACCGAAACACATGAATCCAACGGAATAACATGGGGACGAGGCATAATAACCCTTAGCCACGTATTAAAATCGATAAACCAATCAACGACGAACGAATAAGGAATCAATTCATAGATAATTGGGATGATGTTAAACGGGCTAATGCCCGCAGCATCCGTCTGATCAAAGAATTCTGTAGCAACTCGATAAAAAGAGTGCGAAGAATATGATTCCTCAACAAAGATATGCTGCATCCATGATATTTTAAAATCATAAATGCCAGATATACCTGTCGTCACTGCCGGGTATTTATTACTCGGCATTCGTCTGTAGTGGGCATTCCGTATCTGCGATTCGGTCTTTTTACAACCATTCGCATACAACTTTTTCATGTCTTCAATATCTTTGATTAAGGGCATTATACCATAACGGTATTGGAGCCATAAATTTGAGATAGCTGAAGCCATATCAAAGCCAGAACGGACTGCTGAGCGCCCCCTGCGCGATGGAATAGATTTCTTCCTAGCATCTTTTAGAAGCTTAGGAATAATCTTACCCATTTTGCGGAGAGGTGAACCGATCATAGATATTACTTCACCAAGTTCGGCAAAAGCAATACCAATTTCGGCCGTCGGCCGCTGAATACGAGATTCAGCTGCCAATCTTACTTTGTCAAATTCAGCTAGGTCGCCATCAGCCCAAGCAGTCTTACTAATTGGAAGCCCAGAGCAAAGAATTGCTGCAAGTTCGCCAAATAAATAGTAAGAAGCTTGGCCGGGCTCCCAAGCAACGCAGAGCGGTGTACGTCCGACAGGTGTCGAACTTACAACCGTAGATGCAATCTGAACAGGTCTGTTCTCATAAGTTTTACCTAGCCGAAATCGTTGGCCGGGTATATACTCATCGAACATTTGTTTATACGAACCACATTTAGGATCACCTGTGAAATACGAAGTCGATAGCAATCGGTTCAAACCGGTAGACCATCGTTCGTAACCCCAGGTTGGGATTACTCCCAAATCTCCTTGTTGTCGTAACCTATTCAGTCTTGACATAGTAAACCCCAGACGGTTGATCATGTAGGCAAACAACCTACAATTTGAGGGCTCCTCCTTTCCTACGTTAGCACAGAACATGGGTACAACCCATCCTGTTTAGCTAGGGAGGGAAGGAGC